GAGAGCACGGAGACGTCCACTTGACATTCCCAAATAACGTTGTTATTGGTATCAAGCGTGATGTAACTGTTTACCGCTTCTTCTGGCCAAAGAAGGACTCAATCGAATATACAATGTATACTCGTGTTGGTACCCAAATTGAGCAGGCAGATGCATGGGTAGTCGTAAAAGACGTTAAGGTTGCTTCTTAATTTAAGAAATAACTTGCTGGAAAGGCCCCCAATTAATTTTGGGGGCTTTTCATTTTAATTTTCTAGTGCTATAATTTATATACATACCAAAGGAGTATATATGTCATTTGACACACTTAAGGTCAAGGATCTAAAGACATTAGCAGCAAACTTTGCAGTTGATGTCGATGGACTAAAAAATAAAGCAGATGTAATTGCGGCACTTGCAGAAGAGGGAGTTACTTGGTCAGTTTACCAAGGGACACTCAAGAATATTGAAAGCGCAAAAGAAGATGCAGATGAGATTCTTCCTAGACTGGATCCAAATCAAAAACTTGATGAAGATATGATTCTAGTAAAGATGGACAGACCAAATGCTAGATATGATGCCCTAGGCTTCACATTTACAAGAGATCATCCATTTGTAGCAATGAAGCCCGATGTGGCGCAAGAAATTTTTGATAAGGAGGAAGGGTTTAGACTAGCTACCCCTAGAGAAGTACAGGAGTACTACAACTAAGCCTAACAAATGGCAGAGATATATGTAAACACAAGCACACCTGCAACAACAAAGATTTATGTAAAGGGTGAGGCTGTAACACTTAGCTCTCCAGTAACTGTCAAAGTTTATGACATAACTGGCGATCCAGTTATATCTCCACCAATTAATTCAACATCAATACTTACAACTCTTACGGCGGAGCAAAGCGAAGTTGATATAGGGTCATACAAAGTTTATCTACCTATCTCGTACACAGCAAGATCAAGAAAGTTCAAGTTGGTATGGGAATGGCAATATGAAGGATCTTCTTATTCTAATACAACTATGCTTGATATTGTAACACCTTATGTAGATATACAGGAGGCTGCACAAGAAATGGGATTGGGATCAGATTCAAATGATCCAAACCATAAGACATATCAAGAGCTCAAGCTTGCTGAAAGATATGCAAGAAATATAATTGATGGGTACACTGGTCAAAAATTTTTCCTACACGATGATTATTTTTCTTCAGTAGGAAATGATTCTGACACTATGCCTCTTACTAAAAAGATAAATAGATTGCATACTCTTCACGCAAATGATCAGATCCTTATCGATAATTTAAATGAAGTTAATAACCTAGGCCTTACTATTGATATCACGACAAGCGGCTTTGGATTAAAGGTAAACATAGCGTCTATTTTAGACAATGATGTTTATATAGCTAACGGAATGGTCCCTCCATCAATTCACGACTCTTCTCCAGATATATTTAGAAGGTCTAAGAATTATAAAGTCTACGCTAGATTTGGTTGGGAGTATGTTCCAAATGAGGTTCGTGACGCAGCTGTAGAAATAATGAAGATGTACTTTGCAAAAGATCGTGTTTGGAAAGACAGATATGTTAAAAAGGTTTCCACAACAGATTGGGACTTTGAATATTCTTCAGAAGCATTTAGTGGAACTGGCTCCTCATATGCAGACAAGCTACTTGCAGACTATGTAATAACACAAATGGTTCTGGTGTAATGTTTGATTTAGTAGACGGCCTCATGACAATGAAGATGGACGTATATCGACAAACTGAGCAGCAGGATAAAGATACTGGTGCAATGATAAGAGAGTTTTCTTTTATAAAAACAATTGATTGCTATGCTAGAGGAGTAATTACCGAAAGCAGAAATAGGTCTAACGATAGTCAGAAGTTTTCAAATAAGTATTCAAATAACCAGTATATTGAGGCTAGAACATCTGACAGATTAACTGCAAGAGATAAAGTTAAAAACATTAGGGATGTAAATGGAAAGCCTATCTGGTATGAGTTAAACTATCCAAGCGATACAGATACAGTTTTTGATGTTGTTGGAACTACACCAATATCAGATCCATTTGGAAATGTTGTAGGATATAACTCTTCATTGCAAAGAGCGGAGAATCAGCAAATTGGCGTCTGAAATTTTAGCGATTAAAGCAGCAAGCGGATTAGTTAATTTAATGACTAATAAGCCAGTAAGTGGTGCAATAAAAGATAGTACAGTTGCACAAATATCTGCTGCATTGTTCTATAAAACAAATGTAATGGCTAAACTAGCTGCTAATCCGCAATTCCAATCAGCATTTAGAAGTGTAATATTTGATCAGGTTCAGATCGACTTTGCAGACTATATAGACGCAAAAGCAAGAACATCTCCAAAATCTTTTCACCATGTTTACGAATGGGGAAGAGTAGGAGATAGCGAGGCAAGACTATTTAAATTAAATAAGCTTCCTGCAGATGGACTATCATTAAAAATTAATTACGAACTAACTGACTCAAAGTCTTTTGTACCATCTGAAAACTCTAACAATAAACACGTCTTTGTAAAAAAAGCTTCTGTTATGGAAGAGGGAAAGACTGTAGTCATAAGGCCAAGATTTTCTGAAAGGCTGGTATTTGATGTAGACGGATACACAATATTTATGCCAAAAGGCGAATCCGTTACTGTTAGAAAACCAGGAGGGGCGGCAACCAAAAACGCCTTCTTTGCACAGTATAGATATTTCTTTACTGGACAGCTAGTCAATATGTCTATAAAAAAATCTGGATTCCAGAGATTATTTAATTCATCATTGTCTAGAGCGCTAGGTGTACCAGCACAAGTTAAATCAGTTAAATATAGTTTCTCGGCAAATCAATTAGCAAGTGAAGCCGAGGCCGCTACATCAGCAGCTTTTGCGAGGTTAGCACATGGCTAATTATAAATTAGATGCAATGTTTGAAATAAGAAAGTTCCTGTGGAGCAGACTTACAGCACTTAATATATTCAATCAAGAAGACTACTATTCAGACAATCTAAATGAGACACTTGTCCCAATTGTTCCAGTCCAGCAACAGCCAGAGATGAATCAGTTCTTGAGCGGAAAGAAGCACATAGTTTACGACAAGATAGGAATGTCTTATGAGAACAACTGGATGATATGCTGCGAACAGATTCTATTAACCCTATATTCACCAGATCTCCTTGATATTGTTGAGATAAGAAACTTCCTAACTGATGAGTTTAGAAGAATGGATGAGTCTGCAAGGGATGTCAATAAATGGGCGGGGTTATCAGATAAATTCAAGTTCCATAGTATCCACATAGCAGACATATCATCTACAGCCCCATCAGAAGAAATCCAAGGATTCTATGCTGCAGATGTAATATTAGAGGTCAAATATTCAAGAATAACAAATGGCCAGGGCAGGTTTGCCTAGTTTGCCTTTTATAATATAGTAGAGTAAAATTAGAACAGAGGAAAGGGCCTAGCCAGCCAAAATATATATATTAATTTCATATGAAATCAGGAGGCAATACATCATGGCACAAAAAGTCGGTAATGAGAAGAATATTCTCGTAGGAGCTTCACCGCTATTCCTGTCTGTAGACGATTCTACAACTCCAGGATACGACAATAGCATGGAAGCAGGTTTAACAAATGCTGGAACAGCAGCAACAGGAACTGGAGCAGCAAGAGTTGCACCATCCACACTAGTACCAATTTTTGCATCAGGAGTATCTTATACAGATACTTTAAATGCAGCAACACCAGATAAAGCAGGTGGAGTACTGGCAGCAGCATATCGTAACGTAGGTTACACAAACAATGGTCTTCAGATCAGCTATCAGCCAACATACGACTCAGTAACTGTTGACCAGTTGCTAGATACAGCTAAGCTATTTAAGTCTGCTATGCAGGTTCAAATTTCTACAGAAATGGCAGAAGGTACTCTAGAGAACGTTCTTGCAGTATTTGGTCAGAAGTCAAGCACATTGACAGAAAAAAAGGGTGGAACACCAGAAGCAGTTCTAACAGGACTAGCAGCAGAAGATCACCTTGGCTTAGAAGCAGGTGCACTTGGTTCAGCTCCAACAGAGCGTCAACTAATTGCAGTCGGACAAGCCCCAACATCAGAGGCAACTGCAGCTGAGCGTGTATATTATGCACGTCGTGTTTTGTCTGTTGAGCAGTCACAGTTCTCTTTGGCTCGTACAGCAGCAACAACATTTCCAGTAACATTCCGTCTTCTACCATCAGGTGAGCAAGATCACATAGGTTCAGAATACGGTAAGATTATTGACCGAGTACTAAAAGTTTAATTATATTAATAATTAATATCAAAGCCCCCAAGAAATTGGGGGCTTTGCTGTTGTACCCTTATAATGATTATGCTATAATAATTTAGACGATCCTTAAGGAGGATACAATGGCAACAACAGTATATGACGTAGAAGAGATTGAACTACAAAGCGGAGCTAAAGTAAAGCTCAAGCCATTATCAATCAAGCAACTGCGTAAGTTTATGGAAGTAATTAAGAAAGTACAAGATGCAGAAGACGAAGCTGCCACACTTGGAATTTTAGTTGAAGCATGTGGAGTAGCAATTGAAACTCAACTTCCTGATCTTGTTAAAGATATAGATAAGCTTGAAGAAGCATTAGACGTTCCAACAATTAACCGCATCCTTGAAGTTTGCGGAGGAATTAAGATGGACGACCCAAACCTGATAGCGGCAGCAGTACTGGCTGGTCAGAACTAGATTTAGCCGCTTTAGAAGGCCAAGTTTTTCTTCTGGGACACTGGAAGAATTACGAAGAGCTAGAAGAAAATTTATCGATGCCAGAGTTGGTTCAAACCATAACAGCGATAAACCTAAAAGAGCACAACCAAAGAAAGTTTGCAGCATCACTAAAAGGAATACAATTAGATGATGATGTGGAAGAAGAAAAAAAAGGTTCTACCTTTGAAGATATCCAAAGAAGAGCACTTGGTATAACAGCATCAGCAGATGATGTTGTTGGATTACAAGGGACATTCGCAGCACAAGCTGGATTTGGAATTGGCGCAGGGTTAGGATATTCTAGGAGTAATTAATGGCTGACGAACAAATTGTAACCAGTATAGTCGCCAAAGCCGACTTGTCTAGCCTTGTGTCTGAAGTACACAGGGCTAGTGCTAGTCTCCAGCAACTACAAAGAGAACTCCTTGCATCAAACAAAGCAATATCTTCTTCAACAAAGTTAGCAAACAATTTATTTAGAGATACATTAACTGGAAGCGGGCAGTTCTCTAGCCACTTTGTAAACCTTAATTCTGATGTAGATAAATTTGGTAAAAACTTAGATGCTGGTAGACTAAAGCTTAAGAACTATTTCCAAACATTTAGAGAGCACTCTACAACTCAAAAGGGTATGATCAGGGAGCTTGCCAAAGAACAGGTAATGCTTCAAAATTCAGTACTGCAACCTCTGGGCAGAAATGCTCAAGGTTTAATGCAATACAATGTAATGATTCCTAGAGGCTTAGATGCAATAGCAAATAGCGGAAAATTAGCTCGCATGGAAATGCAGATTATGAATCGTGCATTATCTGAAGGAGCAGGGTCTTTAATTAACTGGGGTAAAAATACTCAGTGGGCAGGTAGACAGCTTACAGTAGGACTCACAGTTCCCCTCACTATGTTTGGGGCGGCAGCTGGAAAAGCATTTAGAGAAGCAGACGCAGAGCTTGTAAGATTAACAAAAGTTTATGGCGGTCTTGCAGCTACATCCGCTTCAGATTTAAGAGCAATTAGAGAAGAAGTTGTTGAAACAGCAAAAGTTTTATCCAAGACAATGGGTGCATCTTTTAAAGAAACTATTGCGCTAGGTGCTGATATCGCGGCAACAGGACAAACTGGTGACGAGCTTCTTGGATCAATTGCAGAAACAACAAGACTAGCAATACTCGGTGAAGTTGATAGACAAGATGCAATGAAAGCAACTCTATCAATTCAAACAGCTTTTAAGCAAAATACAGAACAGCTAACAGAATCAATTAACTTTCTTAACGCAGTTGAAAACCAGACGTCAACAACTCTTAACGATCTAGTAGAAGCTATTCCAAAAGCTGGTCCAGTAATTCAGCAATTAGGTGGTGACGTTAAAGATTTAGCTCTTTATCTAACCGCAATGAGAGAAGGTGGAATCAGCGCATCAGAAGGTGCTAACGCTTTAAAGTCTGGTCTAGCCTCTCTTATTAATCCAACAAAGCAAACCGTTGGCATGATGTCAGAATTTGGCATAGATGTAATGGGTATGGTTTCTAAAAACACAGGAGACACAACTGGGCTTCTTATGGATTTACAAAAAGCATTAGACTCACTTGATCCACTAAGTAAAGCAAGAGCGATGGAGCAGATGTTTGGTAAGTTCCAGTTTGCAAGAATGAGCGCATTGCTTAATAACTTAGGCAAGCAAGGTAGCCAGACGCTTCAGGTTTTAGATCTAATGAAAGCAAGTACTGCAGACCTAGCAGATGTTGCTAGCCGAGAATTAAAAATGGTTACAGAGTCCGCATCTGGTAAATACAAGAGAGCTATAGAAGGCCTTAAGGCAGAGCTTGCAGATGTCGGAGAAGAGTTTCTTGGAGTTGCTACCAAGCTTATAAGCGCAGCCACAAAGATTTTGGATTTCTTTACTAAGTTGCCTGACCCAATTAAAAAGGGATTAACATTTTTAGCTGGATTTACAGCACTGGTTGGTCCTCTTATTATGTTAACTGGTGTGCTCGCAAACTTCTTTGGATATATAACTAAGGGAGTTGTTCAACTAAGAGCATTCTTTATGAAGGCCAATGGCTGGAAGATGCTTACTCCAGAAATTATTGCTGCTGAAAAAGCAGCACTTATGGTTGAAAATGCATTTTATTCAGATGCAGCAGCAGCTCAAGTTCTTCACAATGCGTTACAAAAGCTTGTTTTAGATTATCAAAGTCTACAAGCGGCATCAATGAAAAATGCAGTTCCAGTAAATGGAGGAGTTAGCACTGTTGCTGGTAACCCAGTGATGGTTGGCGGAAGAAGAGTTGTAGACCCTAACGATCCATATGTTGGAGATCCTAACACTAGAGCAATGTCTCATATTAGACCAAGAGATTTAAATAATCCTGCAACTATATTTGGCGGAGTCCCAGGAGCTATCCCAGTTAATAGAGGTATATCAAGAACTCCTCAAATTTATATGCATGATAGACTTCCAAATGTTGAAGGCCTAACAAGCGTTAAGGGAATATCTACAGGAATTGTTGCGCCAGAGGCTGCCAAGTTCCATGCGCTAATGGCAACACTTGGAATGCAAACAGAACAAGAAGTTGCAGTGCTTAAGAAAACAATTGCAATGGGTGGAACTGTAAGCAGAGAACTTTTGGATACATTTGATGACATCCTTCCAATAACTCAAAGATTTGCAGATAGCGCAGCAACTCAATCTGCATTAATTGTTCAGCAAATGAGAAATGCAGAAATAACAGTTGATCAGGCTAAGGCAAGAATACTTGCACTTAATGCACAGATAGAAGCAGACATGGGTTCTGCAGTAACAGCATATGCTGCTGGTCGAGGAAGAAGAATTGATTTAACAAGAGCCCCAATGATGGATCAACCAGTTGTTGATGCTAATGGACAATTTACACTTAGAGATTTATACAAGAAAAAAACAAACGCTTCTGTTATGGAAGAGTTTGGAAGAGTTCGTGGCGTAAGAACATTTGGAGCACCATATAGTATTCAAACAACAAGAATGCCTAAGTTTAATACTGGTGGAGACATTGAATCGTTTGGACCAAACAAGACTATGGTTTCTGGACCTTCTTCAATTAATTACGACGACAGACTTGGAAGCGTTCCTCTGGGTGGATATGTTTTGAACCAGCAAGCTGCAATGGATCCAGCAAATGCCGCATTAGTTGCAATGGCTCCAAGCACATATTTAAATGACGGTGGAAATATTACAGCAGCTCTTACTCCACGGGAAGTAGTTTTTGGTCCTCAAATTCAAAGAATGCCTGAGCTTTATGCAGCAGTTGATGCCGCAAATAGCGGATACAATTTTGGTGGGCAGATCATGAGTGGCACATATGGGTATGGAAGAGAAAGCACTCTATCAATATGGGCAAGATTAGTTAACTCTAAGGATTATCCAAAAGTAATTAGAGCAGCAACAGTTGCTTCTGATGCTGCAATCCTTTCACAACTTACTGGAATGGATATTAAAGATGCCACAAAGAGAGTTTCTGCAGATTATGATTCAGCAATAGAGCATGCTAAAAAAGCAGCAGCCAAAAATGGGACAAGAAAAACAGAAGAGTTTGTAAAGGCAAGAACAGCTCAGCTTATTAGATTGAGCAAAGAGTTCCCAGGTGCAAATTTAATTCTAGATAAATATTCAGATAAAAATAAGTACGATCAAAATGCAAAATCAGCTCGTATGAAAGCTATAGCTCCTCAGACATATGCAGGAACAATGAGATCTGTGATTGACGATTTAGTAAAAGAAGGAGTTTTAACTCAAGCTCAAGCAAAGAAAGTCTTTGGAATTTTAGGCCAAACATCAGATTTTTACGATCCAATTTCTAAATCTCATACTATGACTGCAAAAAGATCTGCTTCAATATTTAAGCCAGGAGAGTTGCAAGCCCTGCTTGTTGAAGAAGGAATGTCAAGAGCAGAAGCAGAAAAATATGCTGGTGTTACTGGAGTAAGATCAAATAATTTTGTTGGTCAATCTACTGGACTTTCGAGATCATTTAACACAATGGGCAACTGGTTACAGCAAAGTACAGATGGTGTTTTTCTAGATGAAGTTTCACCATTTAAAGACGAAGCGAAAAGCAACTTTATAGCAGGGATTAAAAAACTTAAAGCTAAGTTGGGAATTACAGGCCCCACAACAATGAAGGAAATCATTAGACAGCTTACCTTGTCGAGAATAAAATCTGGAGTGGGCTATAACTCTAAAATGGTCACAACACTTGGTGGAAGGTTGGCGGGCAGGGGAATTTCTTTTGCAAAACCAGCACTAGGTCCACTTGCTGGAGCATTTAACAAGGGCGGAATGATTCCAGGTGGATCAATATCTAGAAACAGAAAAAATTATGGATTTGTATCCCCAGCTCTAAGATTATTGGCGCCAGCACAACAACTTAAAATATTGCAGCAAGCTCGTGAAATGTCCGCCACAACACCTGCTGGATATATTCCAGCATCATATAGTCATTTGCTAACACCAAGCACAGGAAGAAGTTTCCCAGTTCCTGGAGTTGCTGGGGTTTATCAAAACGAAGAAAAGAAAAAGGTGTTCTTTAAAGCGGTTCCAAATGAAGTTAGCTTAACAGCAGAAATGCGTGGAACAGAAATTGGAAGAATCCTAGGTCTTGTAACTCCAGTTCAAGTTGCAAGATCAATTCGCAATCCACTGGACCCAACTGGCAAGTCTAGATTCCTTGGAGCAGAGTCAGATTACGATGAAGGCTTTATTAATCCAAATACATCAGTACCTGGAAAGTTTACTCAAGATGAAGTTTTAGATCAATTTATTGCATCAATGATTCTTGCAAATAAAGATTTGTCTAGATCAAATGTACACGGAAGAAGATTAGCAGATGTTGGCAACGGTGGAGTTTTAGCTAAAGCATCTATGAATGATGACTATGCAAAAACATTACCATCTATGGAAGAGATGGCACTGGCAAACTTGTTGCAAGTCAAGGGTGGATCTAGAAAAGATTTTGCTCGTGATACCGCTCCTATTATTGCAAAGATGACTGCAAAAGAATATGGCGATAAGATTAAAGAAAAGATGGAAGCCGCATATCCAGAATTAAAGAGATACATCAAGTCTCTTCCTAAAAAAGATAGAAAGCCTTATGATGCATTGCTTAAGAGATTTGAAGAAGGAATGGATGTTGATTGGTCTAAGTATCATGCAATGCACGTTAATCCAAAATATCTTAATGCTGGAGGACCAGTTGGTGGAGGCCCTGTTCAAAGAAGTAGATATGCTTATGGACGTAAAAAAGATGGATCTAGAGTATCAGGAAATCCAGCAAAAAGAGCTCAGCAGGAAAGATTAAAGGCTGAGCGATCAGTAACACCTGTATCTAGATCTGGATACACATCTTCAGGCAATCCTCAAATGCAAGTACAACAAATTCCTTATGTTGGCGGAGCTGGAGTTTTTGGAAACGCATTTGGTGCATCGCAAACTGGACAATCTCAGCAGGCTATAAACACTTTGAGACTTTCACAAATTGGTCAGCTTCCAGCAGGAATAACTAGATCTTTTAAATCTTTAACTGACTCAATTAAATTAGGCACAGTAGGATTAAGATACGGAATTATGAATTCAGGAAAATATCTGAGTTCAGCTTATGCAGATTATGCAAAAGAACGAATAAGCTCTGCAAGAACAACTACAAGAACTATTAGAGAAGGTATTTTAAGAGAGCAGTCCAAGAGGCTGTCTGCAGCATATCCAGGACAAATGATGCCGATGTATATGTCTGGCCCAGGGGCTGGTGTTGGAAGCCTTGGAGCAGTTGGCGCTTGGAAAGACTCTGGACAAGATGGAGTCAAGAGTCGTAAAGTAGGAACTTATGGCTATAGACGCCGAGAATTTATGGATGCAGATGGCAAGATCTATAACACAAAGGCTGCAAAAGCCGCAGGAATTGACACTAGAGTAAGAGGCGGAATGGGCATGGGTGCCCAAATGGGTATCGGAATGGCTGGCTCTATGGGCGCCATGTCATTAATGCAACAGGAAAAAGTTTTGGGCATGAGCGGAATGACAGCTGGATTAGCCGTTATGGGTGCCTCTACTATACTGCCTATGTTGCCATGGAAAACAATGGCAAGTTCAGTAAAATCAACTACAGCTTCTATAGTAGCATCAGTTAAAGCTTTTAAGAACTTTAAAGATGCAATTTCTAAAACAGGCGCAGCCGCAGCAGATTTTGTTAAAAAGTTTAAATTACTTGGCGCAACTTTATCAGTTGTTTTGGTAGGACTTGATATTTGGAAGAAGTATAGCAATGCTCAACAAGATGCTGCAATGGCTCTATCTATTACCGCAAAAGGTGCTGAACAAGCTGGAATAAAATATTTCAATCTTAATCAGTACTTAACAGACTATATTGAAAAACAGAAATTAGCAAACGCAGCAGCACAAGGATCGAAAAGCAACTCAATAGGAATGCCTGGCATACCTCAGTCCATAGACGAAATGAAAAAGGCAAAAGAAGATGGCAAGGTCCTTAAAGAGTTAATTGAATCTATTAATAGAACTTCAAGCACAGGTGAACTTCAAAGATTAATAAATAATCAAAAAGCACAATATGTTGCAGGAGGCTTAAGTATAGAGCAAGCAAACTCCATGATATATGGAGCAATTGCTAATAGCGAAAAGGCTTCACAGGCTTACAAGTTGTTGGCAGATCAAGGCTTTGGCGCAATTCAAGATAAATCAACTGCAGCAGAATATGCTGTTAGCAATTTAGTAAACACATTAAATAACAATAAGTCAGTATGGCAGATATTTAATACTAAAGATGTAAGCTTGTGGAACCCAATGTCTCCATATAACGCTATAACAGATACTTTTGCAGATGCTAACGCACAAAAGAAAGCTGTTATCTCTGGTTTTGAAAGCATGATTGGCATAGTTAACGCAGGCACTCAAGCGCTCATTGGAACAAAAAATGCTCAAGGAGATCTTATTGATGAGCATGAAGCATATCAAACAATATTGGCCAGCACAGAAAAGAATATACCTGAATTTAATATTCCAATTGGCAAAGATACGTATGATACTTTGGTAGAGATGAGCCCAAAGCTAGCAGAAATTACAAATAAGTTTGATACATTAAAATCAATTATAGCAAAAACTAAACTGTTTACTTCTGGAATTAATATTGATCTAAAGGCTATCGATGCTAATTTAGCTATAAAGCTAGCTGGATTTACTGCAGCAATTGGATCAGGTATTTCTGAATTAACTAAAGCTGGTGATGAAAATAATACATATGGGTCAACTGGCAAGGTATTAAAGAGACTGCAAGAATCAATTTTAGCTACTTCAGCAGCTTCACAAAAAGCAGCAGCAGTTTCTCAAAGAAACATTCAGGAAGAAATAAAATTAATTGCTAAAAAAATTAGCCTTATTGAAGATGAAAAAAATAAAAAGCTAGATTCTTTAAGAGCAACTCAAGACGCATCTAACTATGCATTAGAATTGCAAAAACTTCAAATAGAATATGCGGACGCTGTTGCTCGTGGAGATGTTTCTGGTGCAGCCAGAGCAAGAATAAGCATTGATCAGCTTACATCTAATAGACAAGCGGACTTAGCTGAAAAAGCAATACAAGATGAAGCAGCTAGACTAAAAGCTATTGAGCAAAAGAAAATAGATGCAAAACAAGCTGCAGCTGATAAAAAAGCAATTGCTTTCCAGGACAGACAAGATAATGCAACAAATGCTGCTGCAGTTATGGATGTAGTTAAAGGATTTAAAGCAACTTACGATGAGATAACCGCTTTAAGAATAACAAATAGCATGATGCCAGAAAGCGAAGCGAAAAGAAAGGCGGAGGCCCAGCTTGTCGGCAAGCTAGACGATTTGCTTAAAAAAGTTGGTGTAGCTGGAACTGGATCAAGCGAAACCGCAAAAGCTATAAGAGAATCTTTTGCCCAGTACTTTAATAAAGATGGAACAGTAAAGAAGGTTTATGTTGAATCTCCTGGTTTACCTGACGCTACAACCAGGGGTGTAACCGCAACAACAATTACCACTTTAAATAAAGATATTTTAAAGATACTTGATAGAGACGTTGCATTGGTATCTAGTATGGCTACTCAGATTACTGGAGGTAAAGGCTACTCGATAAAAACAATGACTGAAGAAATCGTTGCTGCTCTAAAAGGAAAAGGCACTGGAACTTATTCTGACCCAATAAATGCTGGAACGACTGTTGGACAATTGGGTAAGAGTTCTATTAATTGGGGAGATAAGTATGATCCAAATAGCAGTAGAGAACAGGTAAAAAAGTTTGCCCAAAAGAAAGGCTATAAGCCAGGAACTAACTTTTACTTTAGAGAAGCCGATGGAACAATAAAACAATTTGTTGTACTTAAGGATGGTAACATCCAGCTACAAAAAATTACTACAAAAGCTGATGGTGGGCCAGTCAGAGGTGAAGGAACTGGAACATCAGATTCAATTCCAGCAATGCTTTCAAATGGAGAATATGTAGTTAGAGCATCTTCTGTTGCAAAATATGGCGTAGAGGCACTTGATGCATTAAATGCACAAAAGCTACATAAGGGAGGGCCAGTTGGCCATAGACATGGAAGAAATTTACCAGGGTCAAAATTTAGATGGAATCCATATGATGAAGACATGCCAGATTACTGGAGTGATGGAAGTCCTTCAGGAAGTCCTTATACTCAAAGATGGGGAGCGCTAAGATACGGTCCTGCCAAGGGTAAAGATATTTGGGGCGGAACAGAGATACCAGGACTTCCGTTTAGTGGAAAGATAGCTAATCGCTCAGATTACTGGCATCAGATAGCCGAGCAGCCTATTAAGTATAGTGGGCCAGGAATGGGTCTTGACAAGGATCCAATGCGTTACGCAGGATCTGGAGCTTCTATGGGAGGCATTGGAAACGGCGTTTACGGACCTGGTTTTATGACATTTGCAACTGGCGGTTTCGTAGGTAATAAAAACGGTAACTGGTTTAGTAAGTTTAATCCAGTAAATGCTATCACCTCATTTATAGAGGGGATAGGTAGCGGAATGATGGGTCGCCAAACTCAGGGCAAAGCTACCAATGTTAAGCTTGGATTAACGCAGCAAGAAAAAGATAGAGCTCTACTGCAAACAGCACAAATGCTTTCAGGTTATACATCAGCATTTAATTTGAAGAATAATACTAGCCCAGAAATTTTTGGAAATAAGTCTCTAGGTGTTTCAGCTGACTTACTTGCACTGCTACCAGCCATTGGCGGATTAACTAAGCTAGCTACTAACTCAACATCATTATTATCTAAGCCTGCTGCTATATCTCAAAATTCTGCAAAGCTATCAATTGAAAATGGTATTTTAAGGTTTAAAAAATCTCTTCCTAACGATGGTGTAAAAATAAATACCAAAACTGGTATAAATAATTTGTTGTCTAAGGTAGCAGCTGACGATGCAATTCCTTACAACCTTGCAAGAGACTTTAAAATGACATCAACTTCTGCTGGTGAATACAGTCCAAATAAAACAACAATAACAATGCCACCAAGTGGAATGAGTGGGGGAACTGCAGTCCATGAGTATGCTCATCATTTAGACTTTACAACTAAAAATTGGTCTTTCGATGCTTGGCTAAATTCAGCAAAAGATAATTTTGATGATGGTGCACTAGCATATCTTAGAAAAGCTTATGATTCTGCACAAGAAATTAAATTAGGTCAAGGCCAAGCTGCTATAGAAAATATATTAACAAATTTTTCTAGTAAAAATCCAAATTTAATTGGAAACTATAGAGCAGTTCAAGAAGGAGTGGCAACAGATAAAACTGCTGGACTTTATAATAGCTTGGTTGGTCAAGGTAAGCTAGACATTGCAAGATTAATTGGAAATCCTTACGCACACGGAACTGGTTACTTTAGTAACTTTACTCACATGGCAAGAGTTTTAGATGAAAATCCTAGTTGGAGATCACCAGCATATCCAGAAGGATTTTTAGCAGAAGGCGCATCTAAGGCAATGCCTGCATCTATTCGTGCAAGATATCAAAGCTGGGTAGATAAAATGAAAGAGTATGAAATCACCCCAGGCATGGATCCAATGGACCCTAAATGGGTAGCGCTAAAGTATTGGGCCAAGGAAAACAATTTTGCAAATGGAGGTCTAGTTGGATACCATAAAGGCGGTCCAGTAGGACATAGACACGGAAGAAATCTCCCTTTAAACCAAGAACAAAAAGCAAGAAAGAATAAAAATCTTTCATACTACGACCCTAAAATAGATGGCCCTATAAAGAATTACTCAGATACTAGTGCAAAAATACTTACTAGTGGACCGTTTGGAATTTTTGCCCCACTTGGAGCATTAGCTGCAGATCTTTTTGGAGTATACTTTCAAGGCAAAACTCCAGGATTTGGAAAAAATGGTGCTGCTGATTTAAATCCAAAATCTTATGAGCAACATGTTTCTGCTTTAATGCAAGGTATGTTTAATCCTTTTGCAGAAATTGCAAAAGGAAGCGCAACTACAGGAGACTGGGTTAGCGCAGGATTAAATTTTGTTCCAGGAGTAGGTGCCATAAAAGGAGTTAGTGCACTTCGTGCACGTTCTGCAGCATATAAAATAATAGATAAAGCAGCTATAAGCTTACCATCAGAAGCTAGAGTCTCACTTCTTCCAAATGCTAAACTTAGAAGTAATTTTGTTGCTCTTAAAAAAGAAGGTGACCTTAATAGCCCAGAATTTGCAAAAGCAAGATATGAGCTTGCGCTATCTGATGCACTTAGAGCAGCAAAGAGAAATAAGTTTACTGCACTACCAGATTTAAAAAATACCACCGCTGCCAATCTTATTGAAGAAAATAAGAATTTGCCAAAAACTATAGAAGAGCTTATTAAAATAGAAGGAAAAGATTATCTTTTTAGATTTGAAAAAGGAGATATTTTACCTACTGATGCACCGTATATAGACAAATTCCTTGCAGGCTTAAAAGAAGGAAAAGAAACTTCAAAAACTTTTAGTGCAGGTGGAATGCACCAAGCAGAAATTCTAGATCCTATTACTAAAAAACAACTGTCTTGGGTAAACTATGATCCAGTTACTGGATATGTTCATTATCGTGGAACACATGTAGGATATAGAGGCCAACATCTTTCAGATGCTCTATGGAATAAAGCAACTTCAATTACTAGAATAAAACACTCTGATACTTTAACTGACATGGGTAGACCATCAGCTCTTCGTATCGGTGGTTTTATGGCAGATGATCCTTACTATGGCGCAGTAACTTCAATTCCTAATTTAAAACAATATTTAGATATGCTTATGAAGATTGGAAAGTCTAAGAAGCCAAAGCCATCAACTGGAGAAGCAAGAAGCGGCATCGGATCTTGGCTAAGCGGCCATACTCCATCACGCCAGCCATCACAACCAACATCCCAACCAAGCAGCGGTATTGGCGTCTTCGGCAGTGATAGTAACAGATTTAATGATAGGAACAGCATAATTGGTTTTCAAGATGATAGACTTCTTTACTGGAGCTCCGCTGATGAGCTGAGAAATAGCCTTAGACCAGAAGTTGTAGAATGGTATGGAAGTCCATACCGCACATCAGCAACCTTCCCATATGGTCCAAACGGATATATAGAGCCAATGGCTTTACCAGAGCTAGAAAGAATTCTTGCTTTAGAAAGAGCTTTTGAAGCAAGACAGCCTTTAAGTAACAGACAGATGCTGACTGGCGAAGCGTACTTGGAAAGCCTACGCAGAGGCAACGGTGGATATGCAATGGGCGGGCTTGTCCAAAACTTCTCAAATTCTTCATTAAAAAATCTAGGCGTTCCAATGTTTGAGAATGGTATTAATATGGTTCCTGCAAATATGCTGGCAATGCTTCATAAAGATGAAGCTGTTATCCCAGCTAATATGAACCCATTTAATCCAAATGCATCGGCGGCTGTATCAGGTTCAGTATATAATATTAACGTAGAATTAAATGGAACTAATGTAACAGCACAAGATGTTGCAACTCAAATACACAGAGAGATGAGATTAAAGGAAATGGCAGCTGGAGTAAATAGAAGGGTTGGTGGGTAATGAGTTTTCAAAACTTAGCAAAAGGATCTGTGTTATATATCGAAGCAATTGACCCATTTGCAATTAATACTGCAAACAATACTTTTAACTACAAGGGTGAAACAATTACTCCGCCAGGAAATGTTTATCCTGCCTATAATGCTCTAACAAAAACTTGGCCGCTACGATACGAGGATAGAGCGGAGTTAAAATTTAGAAGAGTTACAGAGCATAATAGAGATCCCCTTGCTATAACTACAAATAGAATTGAATCTAGCCAAAGAATGTCAAATGGAACACTAAGAAAATATTTTATTGCCGATAAGCTAAACATAAGTGTATCTTGGGAAATGTTGCCATCATTTAGAAATGAAACAGTAGATGGTGGATGGGGTGCAGAAGACATAAAGAATTTTTATGAGTCGGATGCAGGAAGAGGATCTTTTAGGATAAAACTAAATCCAACGGTATTTAATCCATCCCTAATAACTGCTGATGCTGGCACCTTGGCCGATGATTATACTTATACGGTAATGTTTACCTCATGTGACTTTACTGTCCTTAAAAGAGGCCTGCAGACCTTCTGGAGTGTATCTATATCAATGGAGCAGGTATGATAACTGTAAGTAATACAACTAAGAATTTAATTAAGCGGGGGTCATCAATAAAAACTTCTGCAAGTGCAACAATGGAATATAACCTAAACTCCATGGTTGAATATATAAAAGCAACAACTACACCAGCAGAGATAGTTAATACATATTCAGCTGCTTTTAAGAAATTGTTCCCAATAGATACAATATATAAACCATTTAGACCTGTGTCCCCAGGAATTAAATATTTAGTTTATACAAAGGATGCATCTGGAAATCAAACAGACTCACCACGTCAAGATTTGTATGAAAATCCTAGGGATGTAGCTTTTTTGGGTAAGCCTAGATTATACTACCCTGGCCCAGAGATGACATATAAATATTGGCTTGCTCCTAAAAATACAAACATTAGTGTTTCTTTAGAATATTTTTCAAATGAAGCAAAGACTACCGTAAAGCTAGTCCCTGCAAATAAAATTATCGCAAGGTTTGAAACTAATCATGACACACCGCTGTCTTGGATAATATCTGTAGTTAAGGAAGACAACTCAGTCGTAAATGTACCTGGAACATCTCTTAATGAAAACGGGGAGGCAGTGATATATTATGATGGAGATGCATGGTCAACAGATGAGCCTGGTGAATATACTACAACTCAAAAGTTAAAAAAAATAACTTTATCTGCAACAAACAGAATGAATGGTAAACTACTTGGTGTAATTGAATTGAGCCCAAGGTGGGTGGTAGACATAAGTTCAGACATAGTATCATTTACTGTTAATAAAGAAACAACAGCAGATAGCGACTCTGTTGTTCCAGTTGGAGTGATTACAGCAAACTACTTAAGCTTATCTTTGTTTAGGCAGCACGGCGAAACATCTAGATCGGTGATGGAGTATAACGTAAAAGATGATATAGATGATACAAAGCTGTATCTATTTAAAAATGCAATTATAAAACCATATATTAATATTGGAGACGTAGATCCAGAAAAAGTAACGCAGGGTATATTTTATGCCAACTCATGGACTCTTTCTGAATTTGGAGAAGCCACCATTGATGCAACCGATGCAGCAAAAATATTACAAGATACTGTTTGCCCACAATTATTAGTTCAAGATTCACCAGTAACTTCAGTCATAAAAAGAGTACTTGACGCTGTCGGGTTTTCTAATTACAACATTAACATAAAGATGACTGATGGCGAGGTTGATGATGACTCAATTCCATCTCTAGCCTATTGGTGGTGTGATGGAGATAAAACAGTTTGGGAAGTATTGCAAGAGTTATGTAGAGATATTCAGATGAACGCGTTTGTGAATGAAAATAATATCTTAAACTTCTATAGCAGAAATGTAATTTATGACGCAGATACCCCATCAAGTTGGGTATTTACAGATAAAGAAATTACCAGTGGAGGTGTTGTTGATTATGCACCAAGCATAGCAAGCTTGTCATCAAGAGAAATGTTTTCTGCAAATCAGGTTACTGTAAAATACTCTTCAGCATCTACTTCGGTAAATAGCACCTCTAGCCAGCCTCTATGGACATCTTCTGATTCATTTCTTGGAGCTGGCAGACTTGATGACAATATCGTAGACAGTAGCACAATGTTCAAGCTAAAACCAAATACAATAAATAAAGATAGAATTGATAAGGTGCTAGATGCTTTTAATGGTTATGTTTTAATTAACGATGAGATAATTGAGTACGAAGGGCTTTGGTATCAGTATGTTCCCAAAGAAAAAGATTACTCGTTTTCTCCACCACGTGATAAGCCTGCAGTTCGAGTTCTAATGAAAAGCCAATCAGATTTTTGGAAGTACGAAGCTTTGGCAAAACCAGGGTCTAAGTATTTTTTTCCAACTGGGGAGTACAATATTAAGACCAGGGGAGCGCTTGGCACACTGAAAAACAAAAGGGATCATCAAAAGCAGGTAACTTCTTATATTAACGATGTAGGTGAAAATGATGCAAATAAATTTAAACCTTATTCAGTTTCTCTGGGAGAAACAGCTATTACAAAATGGACAGGCGGAAACCTAACTGCGCCAGCAAATCCGAGATTTGATAGTAAAGCTAAAAACTTTTTGATGGTATCAAGTTTAGTTAAAGACAAAAAACAAGTTAATTTATTGATAAAGCCATTTAATACAATTAGCACAGGATCTTTATATATGGCATGCGGAACCAGAATGTTTTTTGATAGCCAGCTAGTAAGCCCAGCTCAGGTTGGAGGCATTGCATTTTGCTTAGACTCAACTGGCCAAAATGGCTACTATGTTCTAATACGTACTACGGCTTATGCTGTTTTAGAAAACGACATAATGATTGTAAAAGTTCAAAATGGAAAGATTACTGTTTTAAAAGATAGTCAGCAAACATCTCCAAAGACTTTGGCTGGAATATATGCAGGCCAATCTTACAACATAGACGTACTTGTTAAGTCTCAAACTACATCAGGCACCCTAGTTAAAAATACGATTACTGTTTTTATTAATGGATTTAAGATAAGAGCGGTTGATGTTGGAAGTGATTCTACAAATCTATACATTCCACCACTTACTATTACAAAAAATATAGCAGTTCATTGTGGACGTGGCATGTCCTACTTTGATTTTTTATACGGAAAGAGTATTGATGAAGCTCTTTATAATGAAAGATCCACAGTGTCATCATACAAACACGTTGGCTCTTATGCAGACGACACAATTTCTATGCTATACGGAGATTTAATTTATAATAATGGGAACACAGTCGCAGACCAAAATGGAGCACTAATTGAGTTTGGAACAACCGCAAGAGAAATAAGAAAGGTAAAAATTGCTTATGATCCAGATGAAAGGCCTGCTCTGCCTATTATGTTTAGAACTTCCAAAAATCCTTACGCTACAGTCCTTGACCAAAGGCTCCAGCCATTTTCTGCGGAGACGTATATTTTAAACAATACATCCACCTCAGTTGTTTTGCACGATAGCGACTACACAACTTTCTATGTCCTTGGAAATAAAATTAGCCGATCCTCTGCTATAGAGTATAATACAGATCAATCAGAAGATTCCCAAAACAAGGAGTCTGTAATATTTGAATCGTCATGGATTCAGAATGAGCAGGATGCAGAAAAACTTGCAAATTGGATTAAAACAAACTCTTTAAATAAGGGTAGGTTTGTTGACATGACAGTTTTCGGTAACCCATTAATATCTGCTGGAGATATTGTTAGCATAAAGTATCCAATATTGGGGATGTCAGAATCTAGCGCTAAATACCTAGTAACTAAGTGTACTTTAGAGTATTCAGAAGGGATCACTACCACAATTTCGTGTAGAGCTATCTAATAACGTAATGGTATAATAAATAAATGGGAATTGAAGTAGGAAAAATTGCGGTCATATTTGACGATGACCCACGCCTTGCCGCAGTCTGGAAGGGTGAGATTAGGGAAACAAGAGCGCTTGAAAACCCTTTTCCATTTTCAAGTGGTGGCTCAGACGGCGGAGGCCCAGGACCATCTTTTCCTCCAAATGTTAAAAGGCCACAGCTTTCAGACATAGTGTTTAAAGGATTTGAAACTTATGATGATTCTTCTAAAACACAAAGAGTAAGAGCAAAATTTAGAATTTATAATTCAAGTGATGAGGAAATAGATGGATTCCTTTATACGTTAACAATGTCAGATACACAGGGGGGAAGATCATGATAACTAAATTTGGTAAACGATTTTTAACCAATTTTGTTGCAGGCAATTCAACTTTTGATTCAAAGCAAATGGCATTAGGTATTGCAACTGGATCATCTCTTGAGTACCCTTTGTCCGATACAAACTCAAGATTAGGATTTGAATTTTATAGAGTTCCAATTAGACAGGGCGGAATAGATGTAGACACATCCGTATCACCACCCAAATATACAGTTATCTATTCTGCTACAATTCCTACAAATATTGCAGGTAAGATTAATGAGATAGGAATATACTCAGGAGAATCTTATACGAGAAATTTATACGATAGCAAGTTTATATCTAACTTTGAGTTGCCATACAAATGGAACCCTGAGCCAGCATTAGATCAAACCAATTATAGAATTGGAGACAGCTCGCTGATATTTGGTTCAAATGCGGCGGCTGCTAGAGAGTACACCTATGAACTTGGAAGCCTAGATGTATCTGGATATGATCCATCAGATACATTATGTTTTTCATACAAGGCAAATGATGCAAACCTATCATCATTAAAGGTTAGACTGTATAGCTCAGACACTGATTATATGCAGTTTACATTTACTGGACATTCAGTCGGATATAATATTAAAAGTTTAAACATGTCTGCTGGAGTATCAGTAGGAACATTTAATCCACAAAGTGTTGTTAAGTTAGGTATTGTTGTTACTCCAACATCTGCTCAAACATATGTATCTATGGATGGCTTAAGAATTAATGATGAAGATACGTTTGATCCAGCATATGGATTAATTGCTAGATCTATATTAGATTCAACTCTGATCAAAGTAAATGGAAGAGAAGCAGCAATAGAATTTAAACTAGACCTATCGTTCGGAGTTTAGTGTGTCAGAACAATATCCAGATTTAGGAATTAGCCAAAGCCAAGACGGAGACTATTGGGATATAGTTGTTTCTGATCTGGATTTTGAAACAGACTATTCACTGCAAGTAGCCTGGTCTTATTTAGATAAAACAAAAGGTGCAAGCGAATATTCGGATAGATACAATTTCACAACACCTCAACAGGAAGGCCTACTCGCTCCTAAATTTGTATTATCTGACCTTTATGCAATCAACTCAATACTTTATATTAACTGGAACGGCAAAGACTCTAGCGGCGCAGAGTATTCAGAATCAATTTTAAAGCAGGTAAACATTTGGATCAAAGGCGGAGACTTTGGAACAGAGTTTGTTCAATACGCAACTTCTTTTGCAAAATCTGGTCTCATACAAATTAATGCTACACAAAAAACAACATACTGTGTAAAACTTCAAGCCGAATCAAAAAATGGAGATTTTTCACTTTTCTCAAATGAATTCTGCGTAACAATGTTGAAGCAGCCAAAGGCTGTGTATGATGTAAGACATACATGGGATAAGGTAGGAAACCTATCTGTATTCTGGAAGTTTGATCCAACACTTAAAGATGCAACAAATGATAACACTATGGCAGATCAATTTGGATTACAGATGCTTGATGAAACAAATGATGTTGACGGCACCTGGTGGACAGCTGTAGAAAAAGATAAAATACCTCCATTAGAACAAAAAATAACAATATCTGCAAACGATTTACAAAAAGTGTTTGGTAACGTTACAGCATTTCAAACAGACTATGCCAGCTTTATTTATGTTAGAGATAAAAATTTACAGACGAGCCTTGTAACTGGCTATGCCTTAACAAAGTACTCTGATCCACTTACCGCTCCAGTTATTTCAGTAATAAAGGGTCCTTTATCTTACAATGTTTCATTTACCAATGACTCAGAATTTGATAGGATATATATTGAAGACAGTATTGACAGTGGTGTTACTTGGGTAGACAGAGGCTCTTCTTCTTCAAACCCAGTTTATGTTTCATCTGGAAACTCTGCGCCAAGACAAGTACGTGCAAGATTTTCTAAGATACGCGGTGGTCTTACTGGGTATAGTAATATTGTTAGTGTAACGCCAGACCCATTAGTTTCTTTTAATGATCAGGCACCAAATAAACCTACATCTTTTTCTGGAGTTGGATCTGTAGATAGCAGCGGAGTTATAGGATTTAATGGAGTTATTAACTTTACATGGACTCCAGATGTATCCTCTTCAAACGTAAGAGGTTATAGGATTAAGTTTAGGCCGTATAAAGCAGCCGCACCTTTTGAAGAATTTTCTTATGTTGACTCTCCAGGAACTGGAACAAAGTATAGGCTGGCTGGATTAGCAGTTGGGACTACCTATGAAATTGCTGTAGGATCTTTTAATGAATTTAATAAAGAATCAATTTCTTATACTAGCGGAACAAACGTACTTGTTCCTGGAACCCCATTTATTGGTACAAATGTAACTACAACTGGTTACTTTGAAGCATTTCCAGGATCGGGAAACACAAGCAATGCCTTTAGGTTTGGGTATGGAGTTGAATCTGGTAAGCGTGGCATAACATTTAATCCAAATAATTATTGGTACATTGATTCAGATGCATCAGCACTATTTAAACTTGGCGGAGACAATGAAAATTATATTCAATGGAATGGGCAAACATTTATTGTACAGGGTGACCTAAGAGCAAAGAAAGGAAATTTTTCTGGCAGCGTTGAAATAATTTCTGGTGGTTCATTATTTAGCGGGGTAATGAATCAAAACCAGTCTGGCATTACTGGAGCTGGTTTTATATTAAACAACACTGGATTAAAATTTAGCTCATCGACAATTCCAGATATAACAACTATAAGCGGAACTACTGGAAGGTTTATTACCTCAAGTGCAGAAATAGGTGGTTGGAATGTAGGAACAAGCACTATATCTTCTTCTGGAATGACTTTAACTTCGGGTTCTACACCTGGGGCAACTTCTATCATAGCAGGAAATGCGGGCGGATACGTTGGAATAAAGCCAAAAGGAAATGATGGTTCGGATATTGTTTTATGGGCAGGTAACACTGCATCTCCAACGGCAAATAATGCAGCAAGCGGTCAAGCTGGATTTCAAGTAAATGCTAATGGTCAAATGCGAGCAACTGGCGCAATTATATCTGGAGTTGTAAGTTTAGAATCTGGATCCTCTTTGGGAGGCCTAGTCCCAGATTCTTCTAAGGTTTACTATTCAGGAACTACCCCCGTAGTTCCAGCTGGTGGTCACAAGCAAGGAGATTCTTGGGTAGATACTGCAAACGGAAATCAGCTAAAAATTTGGAGTGGAACGGCATGGGTGGTAACACAAGATTCTGCGGCTGCGATAGCAGTTGCAAATCAAAAAACTAAAACAACATATGGACCAACACAGCCAACAAATTCAATTTTAGGTGATGTCTGGTACGATACAAATACTGGAATTAATCATTTTAAAGTTTATAATGGCACCCAATTTGTAAGAATGAAGGACTCTGATATAACTGCAGCAGATATAAAAGCAGCAAGCGCTCTTACTGAAGCAGAAAAAAAATCAACAACAACATCTTCAGATACTGCTCCATCATCTCCCAAAGCTGGTGATATTTGGTTTGACATCAATTTTAATTATTTTAAAGTGTGGAGTACTACTGTAACACCAGCAGCCTGGGTTAGATTAAAAGATGGAGATCTATCGCAGGCTCAAACTAATATAACTGCAATCAATGAAAAAGCAGACAATGCTTTGGCAAAAGTAGTTAAATTTGGTGAAGATGGAAGCTTAGCTTCAAATCTAACGGTAAAGTTTAACTCACCCACACCAGGATCTATAAACTCCCAATACCAGATTGGCCAAACTATATTTGCAAAAAGTACATATTCAAGTGATGTGCCAGGATATTTTTTAGGCTGGGAAACAGGACCTGGAGGAGCAATCTATCCTGCATTCAATGTAGGTAATAATTTAGCTTATCTTAAATATTCAAATTCTACCCAGACACTCGAAGTAAGAGGAACAATTAAAGCCACAGCAGGAGACTTTCTGGGAGATGTAAAAGCTGGTGGGGGAGCAATAACAATAGGTCTTAATGGAATATCTGCTGCAGGATTTTCAATAAATACATCTGGAGCAGCTACATTTACAAGCGGAACGTTTGCTGGAAATATAACTTCTACTGGAACAATAACAGGTGGCACTATAACTGGATCTAATATATCGACATCTGGAAACTTTAACGGATCCCTGAGAATGAATTCATCAAACAATCAATTAGAATGGCTTGGAACTAACGCCGTTGTTATTGGAAGAGCATTTGTGTATGCAGGAAATCAAACGATTATTGCTTCAGGTGCTGGCGGAGATTATTCTGCTTTCCCATCTTCTGCTGGAATGGTAAGTCTTTCACCTTCATCAGTTTCTCTTCAGGTAACTAATGCAGCAGGTAATAGCATTGGAGGGCTGACAATAGATTCATCTTATGCTACATTTAATTCTTTGTATGTAAAAAATCTTGCTTCTGCAGTTCTTACTGAGCCAGTTTTTAGAAATATAAGTATGGGTACTGATCCTAAACTAGCATCGGCTGCAGATGGCATCCGTGGCGACATATATATTCAGTTCGCATAGGATAATAGATGTCAGACATTTTTATTAAAAGCACTACGGGCTCTGGTGGTTGGAAAAAAATAACTAATCTTTTTGTTAAGAGTACTACTGGATCTGGTGGATGGAAGGCGGCAGCTGGCGTATGGATTAAAAATACCACTCAGTGGCTTAAGGTTTGGCCCCTGTCAGGAATTTTTGCTACAAGAGTTCCATATATTGGATACCTTGCATCAGATGCATATGCAGGAAGAATGCCTAATTCCACTTATCCAGTAATTAGAATAGGCGACTCCTATTTTGGAAATAATGCTGACTGGGATTTAAATGGATGGAATGTATCATCATATACATACAGATGGAAACTTTACGATCAGAATGGTACAGATTTATTAACAACCTTAAGAAGCGGAACAACTTGGTCTGTTGTAGCACCAAACTCTACAGGTAGTGGACAAGATCAATTACCATATGCAATATGGACATCAACCAACTCAGCAAATGCGGATGAGCAATATTTAGCATTTGAAGTTACAGCAAACAATTCATCCAACTCTCAATACAATGGTGTGTCTTTTTCAACAAGAGTAAAAGTTATTAGAGAAAGTCCTATAAATTTAACAGCAAGCTTAAGTACAAATAGCCCGTCAGTTGGAACACCAATAACATATTCATCAACATGGGAAGCTGGAGAAGCATACAAACCACGTAGCACGTTTGTACAATGGCATAGAAATTCAACAAACACAACAGTCGGCGGAACTTTTCTTGCAAATGGAGCATCTTACACTCCAGTAGAAGCAGACAATGGTAAATATTTATATGTTACAGAAACAAGACAGAACTCTGGAACAGATTATGATCTGGGTATGGCAACTGGTGTTGAAGTCTCAGTAGTGACTACTAATGTAGTTGCCTCAGCTCCAAGTACATTTACATATTCATTGACAAATGTAAGCTCTGTAACTACGCCTTCTGCGCCTACACAAACTAGAGTTTCTTCCACATCAAACACCGTTCTTGTTGAAATGGCTGCATCTTTTCCTTCTGATACTGAGTCCTATGATCTTTTGAGTTATGGTGCTGGATCTAATACGGGGGGAACGATATCTGCACCAATTACTCAAGCAGTAACAACATTAAATCAATATAATTCTTCAGGAAATTTTGTTCCTACTGGAGGTACATCTGATGCGATTTTAAGCATATCTCCTTCTGCTTCAAGCTCTTCAATAAGCACATTTACTAAAGCATATGGAAAATCAAGATTAATAAATGTTAACGTAAGCACAACGTCTGGAGCGCAGAGCTGGGCTGTAAGCTGGAACTTGTCTGGAGCATCAGGAGGAAATGGCACATACATATCAAACACAAATTCAATGCCACTTACCATTACAGTAGGTGGAGCCTCTAATCCAACTGTATCTATAAATAGCGTAACGGCATACTCTGGATTAAATCAGACGGGAGCTACTAGAGCTGGGACTGCAGGCTCACCAACCTCCTTGTCTTCTATAGCAAAGCCAACTTCAACATCCTCAACTTCTTCTTTAAGCTATACTTACTATGCAAATAATCAGTTAGCATTAGCTAAAAGAAGAGTTACCCTCCCAAGCAATTTTACTAATAATACAAATGTTTATATATCAACAAATGGTTTTATTGGAATAGGAACTAGTACGTCAACAGGATCAACTCCACCAATAACTGGAGTATTTTTAACACCTATAATGAGAGACCAGAGGCAAACTTTCCTATATCATTATTCAGACTCTACAAATTTTTATATAAGATGGAAAGGCGCTGATTGGCAAGATGCTACAAAAATATCAGAATATCAAGCAAAATTTTATTATGACTCAAACATAGTTGATGTTAATTTTATTAGTAACGGGGTAGATTCTTACAGCACTAATGCTGTTTATAATAATAATGTTGTTACGCAAACATGGGCTGAATCTACATTGCAAACATCAGACAACTTTGCAGTAGCAGGAATGACTAGAAATACTAGCAGAGATGGAGTAGATGATAACTTTACTTTAATTACAGCAATAAAGCCAGTCGTTGCTCCAACAATACTTACAGCTCCAGTTGTAACACCTAGCACTGGAACACAGGGAGTTACAACATACACAACTACTGATGGAACATGGACTAACTCTCCAACTTCTTTTACATATCAGTGGAGATACTTTGATCAAGGAAGCGTTTACCCAGCTGCACCAGCAAGTATTGTATCTCCATTTACAAGCACAGGACAAACATACAGGCCTCCAGCAAACTACAGAACCCTATATGGGTCCGCTTTGTATTGTGACGTAGTGGCAACTAACTCAGGTGGATCATCAACTGCCTCACGTTCTGCTGCAGTTTCTGTCAATGCAGCAGCTGGTCCGTTCTTCCCACCATTCTTCCCACCGTTCTTCCCACCGTTCTTCCCACCGTTCTTCCCATCACTTCCAACGCAGGTTACAGGAGTAACTTGTTCTACAACTAGATCAGACGGAGTAGAGATATCTTGGACTGAGGTAAGTGGCGCAACTGGATATGATATTTGGTATGGCGGAGTACCATCAGCAAGCGACACCCCAGATCACACCGTTGGAGCAATAATAACTACAGTATGGACTGGAGCCCCAGTAGGCACAAACAACTACTACGTTCGTGCAAAAAATAGTGTTGGCAACGGAGCTTGGTCTAGCCCTGGAGTATCTGGAACAAGAGTTGCAGTCGGCCCATTCTTCCCACCGTTCTTCCCACCATTCTTCCCACCGTTCTTCCCGCCGTTCTTCCCGTTCTTCCCACCATTCTTCCCACCGTTCTTCCCACCGTTCTTCCCACCGTTCTTCCCATCAGCCCCAACAATTTCTAGTATTACAGCTAGTAACATAATTAGAACTGGAGCAGTTATAACCTGGACTTCTACTGGTCAGGCTTCATATTCTATTGCAACCTCTCCTTCCACAGCTCTTAATGGAGCCACTGGTGGTTCCACCGTTAGAAGTAGACAAGTTACTGGAGCAACCCGTTTAACAGAATATACTGTTACGGTAACTGTTTACTCAGGGGCATCGCAAACTGGAACCTCAGCATCTGCCTCAACAACCTTTACAACAACTTGATGATGAACGTTATTCCCACCGTTACTCACACCGTTCTTCCTGTCGCGGCGGTAAGATGTATTAAATAGTAATATGATACTATTGACTAATATAACCTAAATGGTATAATAAACGAGGAGGAAAAAATGACCACATTAAAAAAAGAAGACAAGATTCAAATTATTGAAGCAAGACTAAAGGCTATAGAATATAAAAAATATAGCCTTGGAATAGATCTTGTTGTTGAAAACAATAAAAGCGAACCATTAGAAGAAGCTGTTACAAATTTAACTAATGCTATTGATGAATGTAATAATCAACTGGATGTTCTAAACTCAGAACTTGCAGAAGTAAATGAGCTAGCCGAGTAGGTAAAAATGGAAAAATTAGAATTAATTGTTAATGCCCTGCAAGAAAGAATTGGGCAACTAGTTTCTGGATATGAGACTCAGATCGCAGTATTAAGGGCGGAACTAACAGAATTAATGAATGCACAGCAGGAAAAAGAAAGCTATGCTAAATCAATTGATTCTAAGTTAGAGGAGGCATAAAATGGGCGAAGTATGGGCAGATGGAGAGCCAGCAGATCCAAAAAAGCTACAGAATCTTCAAAATCAGATAGATCAAATAAAAGAAATATCAGATCAATCTTATAATTTAAGTAAGACTACAGCAGGTGATATCACAACACTTGGAATACATCATATAAGATCTGGCATGGCTAGATTTGAAAATGGAATAACCGCCAAAGCAGATCCAGTCTCGGTAGATGTAAATCCTGGTTGGGGAGAAGAATACACAGATGCTTTTATAGTTGCATCCCCAAAGCTTAAAGACCCAAAGGCCAGCAATATCAGATGGTCAATATCTGGCGAGGTAACTAATAACGGAACTGCAAAGATAGTTGTTTATTCAGACTATAAATTAGGTCCATTTAATTTCCATTGGATAAGCGCTGCAATTAAACCTTCTACACTGTAGTAGTACATCTATTGACACACTAGCTTAATATGTTACAATTGGTATAAGATTAAGCCACGATATCGTGGCTTTTATATATATTAAGGGTTTTCATGAGTAACGATTTAAAGTGGATGATTTCATCCGACCAGCAATTTCCATATCAGGATGACAATATGATCGCACTTTGGTTTAAGGTTATGAAATGGTTTAAGCCAGACGTGGTAGACTACCTTGGAGATACAGATGACCAAGCATGCTACAGCAAGTATACTGAAGGACGCTCAGCAGAATTTTTAAACCTTCACAAGACTGACAGTAGAGATCTTATTGTTCCAATGATGCGACATGAGGCAAAAGGAGCTAGAGACTTTTACACAAAAACAAGAGAGATGCTTCCAGACGCTCAGCTTTTTTCAGCACTAGGAAACCACGATGTTAGAATTTTTAATTATGTAGACGCAAAGCTACCAGATTATATTAATGAGGTTACTCCAGAAGCACTATGGGGTCTAGACTCTTTAGGTTATGAATATATACATTACAACGAATTGCCAAAGCGCCGCTTTGGAGATATCCATGTTCACCATGGGCTTTCAATTGCAGCAACTGGATCTGTTCGTAAAGATATGGAAGATTTGCAGGTATCTTTAATTAGAGGGCACTCACACAGAATTGCTTCCCACCTTGTTACCTATGAATTAAGAAACGGTGGTCAAGGAGAAACCCTTAGAGGTTATGAACTTGGGCATATGTGTGATGAAAAGGGTCCAGGAATGAAGTATATGCAACACCATGATTGGCAAAAAGGTTTTGCTATAGCGCATATTGTAAATGATTACCCACATATTCAGATGATACATGTGGCACCAGATTATTCATGTGTTGTTGATGGGAAGCTATTTACATTATGATGAAATGCAATAAGTGTCAAGGTAGGGTTTTTGTAGATAGAGTATTCTCACAAAAATTACACGTAGAGCTTTTCTGCATGATGTGCGGTAAAAGATGGATGATTAATAAGGATACGAGTGCACTAGGTAAATGGATAGAAAAAAGAGAAAACAGCCAACTAAAAGCATTCGGTATTTCTTCTTAAATAACAAGATACATAAAGTATTAAGTCATTCAAGATCTAAAGACCAAATGGTTGCTTGGTGCTATCCTGATAAAAAAAGATTGTTGTATTCTTATTCACAAGTTTTAAAAACTATGGAGAATGCATATTCAACTAGTCAAGTAGCTCAAATGCTTGGCAAGCATAAGGTTACTATAGAAGATTACATTTTGGACGGGAAGATAAGATACCCACAAAAAGTATATCCGATAGGTAATCCAGATAGCACATGGTATAAGTTTATGTATAGCGAATCGGACATTATGGACATTCATGAGTTTATATTAGAATCAGGTTATTCTAATAATATGCCTTCAAGAAATGAGATGAGGGCTCTTCTCAAACACAACACTATATTGTATACTAAGACAACAGAAGGGAACTTTGTACCAGTATGGAAAGCAGAGTAGCACCAGCAAGAGTTGTAGTATGTGAAGTATGTAAGAAAGAATTAGTAGTGCGTTGGGGCATTTTTGCTCATGACACTTTAAGCAGACATAGAAAGGCGGAGCA